GTTCAATAAGTTTATCATGTTTGTATTTTTTAATTATTTCAATTATGTCATTGTAAGCAAACCAAGGTGTGTTTGCTATTTCTTTAATAAGATTTTCTGTGTCTACTGCTGCCTTATTGTAATAGTCCCCACCCTCTATTTGAAAGAGGGCAGAGGCTAATACTTTATACTTATTCTCTACAGCTTTGACAAACTGATTACCTTTCATCTTGACTTCTTTCTCCCAAAAGGGAGGTCCAATCTCGTCAGATATGATGATGAAACAGTTTGCGTGTAAAACACTTGCAATAATCTGATGCTTTTTATGGTCATCTAAAATCATCGGTTGGATAGTTTTTCTATTAATAACTTTTTATACTTAACAGCTTTATCTATTGCCTCATCCAATTGGTCTTTGGAATCAGGTTGTAAATGTACAGGAATTATTGACATCTTGTTTTTACCATCCATTCTTGGATCGTAAGATATAAACATACTCTCTTCCTTTCCTGTAATAACCATATTCATCTGAAGTTGCCACCAATAAGCCTTTCTCTGCTTTAGCAAGTCAAACTCATCAACCAACAATAAGTTTTGTACATGGTTCTCAAAGTTGTAAGGACACTTGATTTCTATAACTCCAAATCTAGAACACATACCATCTGGAGAGCCACCTGCAAAGTCTCCGTAGGGTATAAATCCAACTGTATCAACACGAGATTCCATTAACTCGGCATATAGGTTACAAGCCTCGGCTTCGTGTTCTACTCCCCATGTAGTAGCGGCAGTATCAGTTGTCTGCTCTATACCAGTCATCTCCTCCGCTACCTTTGACATAATGTATGACTTTGTAGTTTCTGACAACTCCCCTTTCTCACGAGCATCCTTCGTTTGAGGCTGTACAAATAGTTTGTGTATCTCACTTGAGGTAAACTTACCCACACGAGCATTAAACCAAGCCTTAGACCGCTGAGTAGCGGCCTGTGCTTGTTCCTTTAAGATTTCATTTAACAAGTTCATTTTCTTCAATTAGTTTTAATTTAATATCCATTCCGCATTCTTTATTAGCCATAAAAGAACCATCTAAGAACCATGTCTCCACATCTCCATTAACAACACCAACTACAGGCTGTTTTAACGATAATTCAACGGCAATAATCTTTACGTTTTCTTCCGATGTTGCTGTAACAACTTGGTACTTGCCAGTAAGGTATTCGTCAAGGTTAAAATTGATTGGATTATTCATTGTCTCCTCCTTTGTTTTTTGCTCTAGCCTTTTCAATAATCTCTTTCTTCTGATCCGGATCTATCATAACCGACTCATCTGATAAAGCAGTCTCAAGTTCTACTACGTTTGTAGTCTTCTCAAGAAGTCTCTCAACCTGCTCTTCGCTCATCTTAACGTACTCAACATTCTTATACTCCTCATTGTCAATGTCGATGGCTGTGTTAACCTTCTCAATTCGGTCAAGGGCAAAGGATGACTTTGGAATAGACTTCCATCCTCTCTTTACAACGGTCTTACGAGCCATTTCAGCGTAGTCAGTAGACCAAGGTCCAACATCCTTTCTACCGGTCTCAGAACGATTCTTAATGGCATCAATCTGAGGTTTCCACATCACCTCAAACAAGGTCTCGTTGTTGTGCAGAGTGAAGATAGCGTATACGGCAATGATGTCCTCAACCTTAAACGTCTCTCCCTTTGGCTTGTGAATGATGCTTGGCTTTGTCCCCTGGACAATATCAAATTCATCCCCTCTGTAAACTACTCCCGAAGATACCGACTTAATTATACCTGTGTCAGAGATAAGTTTAATCATCCCCTGATATCCAGGCATAAGTTTAGCGTTACCCTTGAAAGGAACAAGGTAAGCCAAGTTCATTACAGGATTTAAAGATAGTTTCGTCAACGCACAATTGTAGACAGCCATTGCTACGGATTGTGGATTGGAATTCGCTAACACCGAGTTGTTGTTAGCAGCTTGAATGGCGAAAGACATCTCTCTCATTAGGACATCTTCGCCCCCCATTAGTTTAATCATCTCCTCTCTGCGAGGCTCGATGAACGGCATTACCGTTTTTGGTGAAATTGTTATGTTTG